ATAAGTGGCTTAAACGTAGATTCATAGATAAAAACTTAAAAACAAATGAGACAGCTCAAACCTATCATTTTATACCTGCCAGGCTCGAAGATAACCCGGCATTAATGAAGGCGGATCCTGATTATGAGCATAGATTAATGTCTGTAGGCTCGGAATCTTTAAGGAAAGCTTGGCGTTGGGGAGATTACGATATCGAGGCTGGGCAATACTTCTCAGACTTGCGGCGCGATATTCATTTAATAGAACCATTTGAAATACCCGATCATTGGGGTGGCTTTTGTTCCTACGATTATGGCTGGGCTCATCCAAACGCCTTGCTATGGTGGGCTGTAGACGAAGACGGAACCGCATATGTTTACCGTGAGCACTCTAAATCTAAAGAAAGTATTGAGCACACATCAAAAGTATTCAATCAATTCACAGATCATCCGAAACGTAATATATGGCACGCTGGCCATGATTGTTGGGTGGATAGGGGCAGTGCGCTAAGTAAAGAGGTACACCCACAGGATCCAACTATTGCCGAGGCGTTTGCTAAAAACCATATTTATCTAAAAGCGGCTAACATTGATCGCAAACAGGGCGCATCTTTTTTAAGGGAGTCATTTAGATTTGAGACAACACTAGACGAAAGCGGTAAAATGGATTTTACTATTAAGCCTAAGATTTATATTTTCAACAATTGTGAATTACTTTGGGATACCCTGACAAGAATGGTTCACGATCCAAATAAGATTGAAGACGTGCTTAAAGAGGATTCAACCGATGGAACCAACGACAAAGGCGATGATCTTTACGATTCCATGCGTTATGGGGCAATGAGTCGTTTTAGTGCGTCACCGAAGAAACATAATCCAAGGTCAAAATATAGTCTTATGAATCAGATACAAAAGAGGCCAACATGGCGAACGGTTTAGAAAAAGGTATTTTAGATCCTGAATCTGAGGAGCTTGAGCTATTCAAGAATGAATTTATAGCTGATTTTAATGGTGATGAGCCGTGGCGTTTAAAAGCTAAAGAGTGGAATGATTTTTATCATGGCCGTCAATGGGCCGATGACGAAATACAGGAACTAGAATCACGGGGTCAACCCGTTGTAGTGCGTAATCGAATCAAGCCTAAAGTTGACGCGATGGTGGGCGTAGAGCTTGGGTTGAAGGTAAATACAAAGGCTGTGGACCGAGGCAGTCGAGATTTTGAAAAAGCTAAATATATTAGCGAGGCGCTGCGTTTAATAGAAGATGACAATGATTTTGATTCAATAGAGGCCAAAGTGTTTTCATCTGCGATTAAAACGGGGCGCGGTTGGTATGAGACAGAAATAGAGTGGGTTGATTTAGAGGCGTTTACCAAAACAAGCCAAGTATCAACAAAAGATGTAGTGCCTGACAGACACGGACGAAAAGAAGACATGTCAGATTGGAAGCGAGTCCATCGAACTATGTTTATGGATTTGGACGATGCTCAAAAATTATGGCCTGATAAGTCCGATCAGCTTGAACAAAGCGTGATGGATGCTAAGAGTGGGTTTGAGGAGCAGACACGAGCCGAACCACACAAAACAATTATTGGCGATCAATACAACGCCACAAATGATAGCAATAACGTATTTTCTCAATCGGATCGTAAGCGTATTAGAGTGGTTAGGACATGGTATCGTACTCATGAAGCGAAGCTTTTTATCACTCATCCAGAATTCGGTACCGAAGAAATAACAGGCACCAATAGCAAAGAGATACAGAAATTAAAAGATTTGTTTCAAGGTGCTCAGATTTGGTCAAAGTTTGATCAGAAAATGAATTATATAACATTCACTTCTAATGCTATTTTAGAGCACGAGAAGGACACTAGGCCATTTGATACTGACGCGAAGTTTCCGATTACCCTTATGGCAGGATGGCTTGATGAGGAAAGGGGTTATCATGTTGGCATTATCGAGCAGCTTCTAGACCCGCAGCGTGAGGTTAATAAACGAGGCTCTAAGATGCTTCATTTATTAAACACCAATCAAATATTTATGGATGAGGGAGCGGTTGAGGATTTAAACAAAACCAGACAAGAGGCGGCGCGCTCAGACGGTGTATTAGTAGCTAAGCGAGGCTTTAAATTTGAGATTCAAAAGAATCTAGATATAGCTCAGGTACAGTTTCAATTGATGACAGAAGCTAAGGGCGAGATAGACGCGGCCGGTGCGGCTGCGGAGCTCATTGGGCAGAGTCGAGCAACTAGCGGTAAGGATTTTCAATTACGTCAACAGGCTGCAATTCAACCTATTAGGGAACTATTTTTAAATGCACGCGCTGCGAGAAGACAAGTAGCGTTTCTTTGGTTAGATGACATTCAACAATATTGGCGAGCTGAGAGAATGATTAAGCTAACCGATGACGAAGAAGCCGGACAAATTGTGCTCAATGAAAAGATAGTAGATCCCGAAACGGGAGCTGTGGTTATTAAAAACGATGTATCTGTAGGTCGCTATGACATAAAGATAGAGGAAGCGCCTGATACCATGAATATACGTAGTGAAAACTTTCAGGGGTTGATTAAGTTAGCGCAGTTAGGCGTACCAATCCCTCCCGATATCTTAATTGAGATGAGTGATTTACCGCATAAGCAAAGATTTTTAGAGGCTGCAAAGGCTCAAGCTGAACAACAGGCGCAACAACAGGCGCAGTTAAATGCACAGCAGCAGGCTAAGCAATTGGGCGGTGGTAAATAAAAAAGATTTGATTCAGTGGTGCCGACTGTAACGGGCAATACCTCGATGCCAGGGGTTAATGGGCAACAAAACCGTCAAGATAAAGACGTTAAAACATGGGAGTAAAAACATGGGTGACGAAGTAGTAGAAACGGAAGAAACAAAAGCCGAAGTTGAGGCTAAAGAAAACGAAGTGATAGCAAAGACTGAGGAAGATTCTTATGAGTCTCCAAAGTTAGGCGATCTCTTTGGTACCAAGCCTAAGACCGAAGCAATTGAAACCAACGAAACCGAGGATGAAGAAAAGCAAGGCGAAGCGACTGATGAAAAGCCAGAAGTTGAGGAGTCTTCGAAAGAAGATATCGCAGCTAAGGCAAAAGCTGAAAGTAAGGCTGATGACAATGATTCTATAGCTAAAGAACGTGACGGGTTTAAATCTGCCATGTTTGAGGAGCGCAGAAAACGTCAAGAGCTTGAGGCTCGAATTGCTGAATCTAAAACCGAGGAGCAGGGGGTTTACATTGATGAGGACACGCGCAGTTATGTGGATATTCAAGTCAATAAACTAAAAGCCGAAGCACAGCGAGAGAAACTAGAAATGTCTGTCGAAATGTGTAAAGGCCAGTTTAAAGACTATGACCTAATAACTGGTTATTTCGTTAAAGCTGCAGAGGCCGATCCTAAACTTCTAGATAGTGTATTAGCGACTAAAAACCCAGCGCACACTGCGTATATGCGCGGCAAGCGTTTGAAACTCGAAGAAGAGTTCGGGAGTGATCCTGATCAATTCGTCGAAGCGATAAAAAAGAAAGCTATCGCGGAGCATGAGGTTGAAACCCGTAAAAAGATTGAAACCGAAATGCTGGGCAAGGTCGCAGGAAAAACTAAACAACCCACAAGCCTATCGAAGATGCGGGCTGCTGGCGGGGATTCTGACGAAAGTTGGAAGCCTGTATCAGTTAGTCAGTTATTCGGAAGGTAATAACAAGGAGAGATAATTATGCCAGGTTCAGGAATAGAATCCGGTAATGCACTCGCCGTAAAAAAATACGATGATAAGGCATTCCGAGAATATGCAGACAAACTAGTGTTGAAACCCTTTATGGGCACTAGCGTTGAAAGCATCATTCAGATTAAAGAAAACCTATCTAAGTTCCCAGGGGACACAGATACTTTTGCATTGAGACAGAATATCGATAGCGAAGGTATTGAAGACGATGCAGATTTAGAGGGATCAGAAGAAGCCATGGTATTTCATGACTATTCTGTGACTTCAAAAGTCTACAAAAATGCTGTGCGCTCTAAGGGTCAACTAAGTGAACGTCGTTCGGCTTTCGATTTGAAAGACGAAGCATTGGACGCGCTAAGTACCTGGGCTGCTCAAAAAGTAGAAAACCTCATGTTTCAAAACTTTGCACGTAAGAGCGGGACGCTTTATGCCTCCGCTTCTTCTGCGGTTCGAAACGCGTGGTCTGTTTCTAACTTGGATCGAATATTGTTTGGCGAAGCCGTATCCAACTACAGTGGTGTTCATTCTACTGATTTGGCTAACATAGACGGAACCAACGATATCGCTAAGAATGTGTCCATCTCTTTAATCAAGAGACGTGCTCAATTAGCAGATCCACAAATCAGACCTGTTAAAATCGAAGGTGGGGAAGAATACTACGTACTCTTTTTGCATCCTTTGGCAGCGCGTGATTTGAAAAATAGTTCAGATTGGCTATCTGCTCAGCGAGAAGGTCAGAATAGGGGTAATGACAACCCGATTTTCACCGGGATGCTTGGCATGATTGATGGCGTGATCATCAAGGAAAGTAAGAAGATTCCTCTTCTAACTGGAGTTGGTGCATCTTCCATTGATGTTGCCGAAAACTATCTGTGTGGTGCCCAGGCTCTTGTCATGGAACATGTATCGTTACCAATGCGTCCTAAATCGAAAATTGTTCTTCAAGAAGAACTTTTTGATTACGGAAGCAAATGGGGCGTTGCAGCTTTCATGGGCTTAGCTCACGGTAAATCGGTATTTAATAGCAAAGATCACGGAGTGGCCACCTGGTACACTGCTGCGGTTGCAGATTAATTAATACCTAACTAAAGGAGAACAAAATGGGACAAGGTGATTTCAGATATAGCATCGAAGTCCGCGGTGGGAGCAGTTTAGACGGATCTTCAAATAACGGATCTGTTGCAACGGGCGCTCTTACGCGGGTTTATGATGCGGGGACTCGAACGGTATCAACGCTTTATGCTGATGCAGTTCGAACGGCTAAAACAAATGCCATTTCTAGGGAGCAGTATGTTACTGACGGGGGGCGAATCGAGTTTTACTCGCTTAAATCCAGTCATGACATTTCTGTAGCACTAAGTGATGGATCCTTGGGTAAATTCACCGTAACGCCTACTTCGCGTTATGTTGTAATTGACCGAGGCAATCCGCAAAAGGTGCTAGTCGCTCCTTTTTCGTCACTAACCGTTGAAACGGACACTGGACTAGATTTGCCTTATGGCGCGCTAGTTCAAAACTGTCTAATTGAGGTTGTTGACGTGCATTCGGCTAAAACGATCATGGTTGGAATATTGTCCTCTGAAACCGCAGGCGATGCCGACGGTTTTGTTGTGGCAACATTACTAACCACCGCGGGGATCATTCATCCTCGGCTGTACACGGCCGGTTCGAATGATACATTCCTTGCAACCGCGAACTCAGGAGCTTTGCTAGGTAAATTCCTAGTGGGCGCTGATGTTGTGGGTGATACTGGCTCCGATACAATGACGGGCCATCTTGTTCAGGGTTCTAACGGCTCGTCTGTTAGTTATACCTGCTCAAGTGCAACTACAACGGCGACTGGACTTATCCATATGCCGTTTATTCAATTGATGTAATAGAGTTGCGTGGCCGAGTGGGGGAATTGCCTTTTTCCTGCTCGGCTGCGCACAAATAACTTATTATGGGGTAAAGATGACTGTTGAATATATTGGAACTAAATACGGAATGCCGGTGTATGAGCCTGTTGGTAGAGCCGTGACAAAACAATCTAAGGTTAAACATGTAGTGAATCCAGGCGATTGCATTGAGTTGTCAGATGTTGAGGCTCATGGGCTTGTTAAACTTGATTGCAAAAACTTTGCAATGGCTGGTAAAAAACCGATGCCATCAGAAGTAAAACCACAAGTAGAATTAAAAGAAGAAGTTTCGGCCGTGATGGCTGAGGTTGCTAACGAATCAGCGCCTAAGAAACGACGGGGTAGACCGAAGAAAATAGACGGGGAAGATGCGGCTGTAGAAGGGTAATCTTAAATGGGAATCACATCAAATGAAACGGTTACTAGGACTGAGCTCATTGATCTTAGCTTACGTCAGCTTGGCAATACCAATCCTAGCGATACTGATCGGTCTAGGGCTGTTGTCGTTCTTAACGCAATGCTCAAGCAAATTGACCCGAAAGCGAAATGGAGTTGGACATCGAGTTTTGTTCCTGCGCAAGTAACAACGGTGGCTTCTCAAAGAGCGTACGGTGTTATTGATGGCCTTAATTCAAATATCTTTGAGCTTGAAACGGTCGAGCGCGTAACGGGTACTACCCTTAGTCCTATACAGGTAATTGACACACCGGAGCGGCTAAAATCTGTAGATAGAGAACAAACTGGGGAGCCACGATTTGCTTATTTGCAACGCTCCCCGTTACTTGCTAATCAAAAACTAGAATTTCTACCTACCCCCAACGGTGCCTATATTTATCAATACACTTTTAGGCGTAGACTTTATGATTTCACAGCAGCTTCGGATAACCCGGATTTTCCGGGTGAATGGAATTTATCAATGGCCATAATGCTAGCGGATAAACTAGCCAGGGAATACGGATTGACCACGGAGGATAAACTAGAATTAAGGGCAGATGCACAGGAGCAGGAGAGGCTACTTCTTGCAGCGAATTCTAGGGAATCTGCAAATTTTATACCTCCTGTCAGTGCAAAATTTTACTAAAGGGGAGATCTTAGATGTCTACAATTATTGAAAACGGACTTACCGCAGTGGGCGGCGCTAACGCGATAATAACGAGTGATTTAATTATTACAGGCGCCGTGACTTGGGTCGATTCTGTAACTGGTACTGTTAGTGGTCCAGGAACATTCGAAGCCCCGTATCATACCCTTGCGGGCGCTGTTGCCGTTGCCACCGCGTCAAATGGTGACATTATAGCTATCAAGTCTGGGCATTTGGAGACACTAACAGCGGCAATTACTTTGAGTAAGGTTGCGTTAAAGATTTTCGGCTTAGGTTCTGGAAGCGCAGCGCCTAATTTTACTTGTGACGCCGCAATTGATTGCATTGATATTACAGCTGCTCAGGTAGAGCTTTACAATTTGTATTTTCTGGCTGGTACCACTACCCCAAACAATTCGAGGATTAATGTTGGTGCGGCTAACGTAAAAATTATTAATTGCACGTTCCTTTGCGGAGTTAATGACTTAACAACGATAACTCTGCCAGATGCGGGTGACGCTGCGACAATTAGCGGTTGCACGTTTACCGTAACAGCCAACGGGCCGGATTCTGGTATTTTGGTAGAGAGTGCTACAACGGCTGCCTTAAGCGTAGTTGGATGTTCATTTGATGCTGCCAATATTGGTTTTGATGACGCTGCAATTCACTCTACCGTTGCCCATGTTGGTTTTATTTATCAAAACAACACGCTAACTAATGGTGCGGATATCATTCACACAGGCGCGGCTAAGGGTATCGCTTCGGGCACTATCGCGGGCGATGAGTGCATGGTGACTATTTAAATGGTTCAGTTGATTGATATCTTAGCGGCTGGGGTTACTAACGAATCAGGCATTGTTTTATCCGGTGGCTCAGTTCAATTTTATGAAGCTGGTACGACTACTCCTAAAACTGTTTACTCTGAATTCGAATTAGAAACACCTCTTGCAAATCCGGCAACTTTAGACGCAGCTGGGAGGCTTGTTGCCTTTTGTGAGGGTAGAGCGAGAATAGTTATTTCAAGTGCCGCTGGCGCTGCGATTCGAACCATTGATGATATAGGTATTTCTACACCTAATGTTTTATCAGACATTCAAGCTGGTTTAACCACACAAATAAACACGGCTTTAACATCGTCACAAAATCTTACCAATGTATTTATTTCAACTACGCCTTACACCGTAACCACTGCAAACGAGATTGTGTTTGTAGACGCCACGGCTGCTGCGATAACCGTTAACCTTCCATCTACTGCGGACGTTTCTAATGGGAAACAATTTTGGATTAAAAAGATTGATTCAACAGTAAATGCCGTGACGGTTGACGCAAGCGATACCCAGACTATTGACGGTGAATTAACTAGGGCACTTTTACTAGATAATGAAAGCATAGGTATCGCTTCGGATAGTTCCAACTGGGCAATCATTTCGGAAACGTCAGTTGGAGATATTGATAAGCGTAATTATATTATTAATGGTGGCATGGATTTCTTTCAACGAACCACTTCTAACGCCGGTGTTGTTACATCCCAGCATATAGCCGATAGGTTTCGATGGTCTGTGGGTAATATGGACAACCTTATTGTTACTTTAACGAGAAGCACGACAATACCGACGCTTGCAGAATCAGGCTTTCAGGGAACGTATTCATTCAAGGTTGATACAACAACCGTAGAAACGGCTATAGCCGATGATGAGTCTGTAACTATTAGCTACAACATGGAAGGTTATGACTACGCCCAGCTAAAAGGTAAAGCCGTTACGCTGTCATTTTGGGTGCGCTCTACAAAAACGGGCATTCATTGTGTTTCATTTAAAAATAATGGTTCTGATAGATCATATGTTGCTGAGTACACGGTAAGCCTTACCGATACATGGGAGAAAAAAACAATAACGCTAGTGATAAACCCCACAGGTGGAACGGATAATTTTACAAATGGTACTGGACTAAGGATTTCATGGTGTCTTATTTCTGGCTCAGACTTTCACACCACGGCAAACGCTTGGCAGACCGGAAACTTTATTGCTACGGCTTCACAGGTCAATAGCTTGGATAGTACATCGAATGATTTTTTTCTTACACAAGTGCAACTCACGGTTGGTGCTCGGTCACTTCCATTTAAAAGAAGTGGGGAATCTATAACTGGGGAGCTTATACTTGCCCAGAGATATTACGAAAAATCCTATGACGTGGACACTGCCCTTGCGTCGGTAACAAATGCCGGAGCGCATTTATTTAGGTCGGTCGTGAGTCACCTTGAGGTTATTAGGTACAAAGTTACAAAGGCGGGAGTGCCCGCGGTTGCTTTTTTTAACCCAGCCACCGGGGCAGCTGCAACATGGCGAGACACTACCGCGTCAGCAAACAGGGCCGCTGCCATTGATGCAAGTTCTTCCGGTCATACGGGGGTAGCATGTGCGCTAACTGGAACAGTTGCGGGTAACTCGGTTATTGGCCATTGGCGCGCTGATGCAGAGCTCACTTGAGGAGCTATGAATGTCTCAATTAATTTCATTTCTAGCTTCCGGAGTGAAAAACGCCACAGGCGTTTCGTTAGCTTCGGGTAAAGCTTATGTATATTCTGCTGGCACCACTAATCCTGTTACTGTTTATGAGGACGCATCATTAACCAATCCTATTTCTAACCCAATAACTTTAGACGCATTTGGTAGGGCATTTGCTTACACAGATAAAAATATTGGCCTTGTAGTCGAATCATTCGACAGGGCCTATAGCTTGTCGATAGAGAGAATCGAATATATTAGGGGCAATCTAACAAGCGAGCTATTCGCTGCAAACTCAGTAAAGCCTGGACTATTAAACGCCGATGTTGCGGGTAACGGATTAAAGATAGACGCTTTGGGCAAGCTCGCAATTGACACGGACCCGGCAAAGATATCCATAGTAAATGATAAAATCATTGTTATTGGGCATGGCTTAAATATAGCGATAAGCCAGGCATTACCTATTTTTAGAACCTTCACAAATACGTTTCAAACAATCCCGCTATTTAGCTGCACAATTACAACTACTGGAAGGCCGGTCTTAGTCTTTTTAGATTCGGTTAAAGGCAGTGCTGGGAAAGTATTTGCAGAATCCGCTATGACGGCGGATATAAAACTGATGCGTGATTCCAATGATCAACGTGATAACCGCGTGGGTATTGGTTTGCATAGAGGATTTAGTATGCCACCTGGATCGTTCAAGTGGTTTCAAAATATTTCTGCTGGGACGTACACCTACACAATTCAAATGAGTACAGCATCTATAGAATCCCCTAGCATTAATGCAGTTGGCTTGCAGAATGTAACCCTAAATGCGATGGAAATATAATTGGCCTCTTTAATAGACATTCTTGCAATGGGTATTTATGACGTTTCTGGCGCTGCGTTGTCAGGTGGTACTGTAGAAACATTCCATAAGGATAGGACTACAAAAAAACCTATTTACTCTGATGCGGGTCTTTCAACTGCGCTAGCAAATCCGGCAACGCTTGACGCGGCTGGCAGGGTGATTGCTTACACAGATAGCGATACCTCAATCATTGCTAAAGATTCCAAGGGTTCTGTCGTGAAATATCTGGATGTTATTAGATACAAGCGGGGGTTAATTACTTCTGATGAAATATCCTCAGCGAGCATTTCAAGTCGGACAATTTCAGGCATGGACGGTGACGGGATCGGTCAAAATATTGACGGGAGTCTCTTTGTAAAAACCGATGGGGTTACTTCTACAATATCAGCGGGTAAGCTCAGTCACTTGGTGGCTGCTCATGTTGCGAATTTTATAGTGAGTGGGGAGTCCGGCGGATATGTTAACAGTACCACCACGGAAACGGACATTACAAATCTATCGTGTACAATAACGACAAATGGGCGGCCTGTTATTTTAATGTTTTTCCCATTCGGTTTGTCCAGAATTATAATGAGTGAAGTAACCACGGGCGTGGCAACCGCAACAATAAGACTTTATAGAGGCGCTACGGTAATTTCCAGACAGAGATTAGGCATAGGTCGAGCTGTTGCCTCCTCTGCAAGTATTACTTATCCAGGCTCAATAATATTTCATATAGATAAGCCCGCTGCTGGGACTTACACATATAGGGCAACTGGACAGGCCGGTAACGCAGATGTTTTGCAAGTGACAAATACCAGCATGGTTGCAATAGAAATTTAAACTATGTCATTTTTAATTGATATTTTATCAAGTCCACAAATTACCGATGCGGGCGTAGTGCTCACTAACGGATTGGTAGACTTTTATCTTCACGATACGACCACTAGGGCAACGGTTTATCAAGACGATGAGTTAATAAACCCGCATAAGAATCCGAGCAGGTTAGACGCTTCGGGCAAGTTGATAGCGTACTCAAGAGAGTCTATAGATATTGTTTTAAAAGATGAGGACGGGCAACCCGTACGTTCCATTGGGAAGGTCAGTACTGACAGGCGTTTTATTATCAGCGCGGATATTTCTGATGATGCCATAACACAAAATCATATTACCCAAAGCGTTGCGGGCGATGGATTAATCGTTGGTTCTGATGGTACGTTTTCTTTAAGCACTGATAGATTTACATGCACCACACAAAACGATCAATTCGTTGTTGGGGCGAGAGGGCAACTTGTCGAAAGTAGTGGTGAGGGTAATAATTCAACAGGCGCGATTGATGGATCTGAGGTTGCGTTAGTGGGCTTGGGATTAACGATAACCACAGCTGGCTTTCACGTTCTTTTGTGTTTGGCTTCGGTTCCAGATGTCACATTGGATTCTCCGTTATTTCTAAGCTCAAGCGGCGCATCACATAGTGGAACCGTTAGGATAAAAAGAACAAGGGAAGATGGATCTGGGCTTTCAGTGATTTACGAAACGCCGGTAAGTTTTAATGAGTCGGCTACTTCGGGTGGTTTAACTCATTATCTAGGGATTGGGTCAATCATGACAACAGACAACCCTATCGCTGGGACTTATAAGTATTTCGTTACGCTGCAAGCTATTTCTGCGGTTAAATTTTTAACGAATTATACTAAACTGCAAGCAATGGAGATTTAGAGATGCCAATAGTACCAATACCGTTAACAGGGGGCGCGTATACAAATATGGATAAGCAAGAGATTGCGAATCCTGAGTTTTCAATAGCTTTAGATAATGCGCTATTAAATATTGTAGGCTCTAATGTGGGAAGGCCTGGATTATCCAATTTTACTACAGTTGGCGGATCTCCGATAATTGGGACTAAGTATTTTAGCAGCGTCATTGTCGCGGTTACCGCTGATAGGCAAATCCATCAAATTAATTCAGCCGGGGTGGTTACTAATAAACTTGGTTCCGGTGGTCTTTTGGGCGGTACGGGCATTCCTGTTTTTGCTACCGATGGAACTTATTTAGCCGTGGCAGGTGGCGGTTTCCCCCAGCGTTGGGACGGCGCGGTTGCTACGGGTTTTGAGATCATGCCAGGTGGTCCGTTTCAAACGACGCATATTGTATACTTAGACGGTTATTGGATGACATTTAACGGTGAGGATATTGTGTGGGCAGGTCCAACCGCTTTATCTAGGGATATATGGAGCGCGGCTAATTTCTTTCAGGCAGAAGGGCGCCCCGATGCACCTAATGCTTTGGTTGTTTTGCAACGAGAACTATTTATTTTCGGAGAAAAAACAACAGAAGTATGGTCAAACTTTGGAGATGTAAGCGTACCTTTTAGGCGAGTATTCTTTATGGATATTGGAACGGTGGCTCCATTATCCATCACTCAAGCTGAGAGTACGTTAGTTTTTCTAGATGATCGAAGGCGATTTAGTTTTTTCAATGGTAGACAACCTCAAGTCGTTTCATTCCCATTTGATAAACAGGTGCAACAACTCGGGACGGTGAGTGACTGCATCGGTCACACTATAAATATTGACGGGCATTACTTGGTTGTATTCTCGCTTCCAACCGAGGCGAAAACATTTGTATTTGATTACACAAGCCAAAAATACATTGGCGAATGGTATGGATTTGATGACTCTGTAGAGAGCAGATTTAGAATGTCTGGATATTCATTCTTTGAATCCCAAAATAAGCACTATGTGGGTGATTACGATAACGGAACTGTTTGGGAGCTATCGCTTAATAATCATTCTGATGGAACTGTGGCAAGGCGAGTGCTTAGGCGAACGGGGGAGATTGACCATGGAACGGGTAATTTAAAACGAAATATTTGGTATCGGTTCCATTTGAAAAGGGGCGTTGGTAATGCTGCTGTGACTCATCCAGTGATGAGTGTCAGGTTTAGAGATGACGGCAAGCCATGGTCTAATCCGGTGCATGTTTCGATGGGCGCTGTTGGTGACGATGAATCGACCTATATGATTCATAATACCGGGATGTATCGAAAGCGTCAGATTGAGGTTTCTTGTACTGATGCTGTAGAGTTTAAATTGATAAAGGTAGAGGAGAATGTGGACTTGAAAAGCAAATGAGCAGAGAAGTAGACATTATAGAGGCTCCCACAAGGAACCAATTGGTTGACGGTGCGCAATGGGTTGAATGGCAACAATGGTTTGATAGACTATTTAAATACATAAATAATACCGTTTTACGCGGCACGACTAGCGGTGACGCAGCGGCTACAATTAAAGCCGATCAAAGTTATCATGGGATAACCGCCATCAGTGCGGCGCGCACAATAACACTGCCCCTAACTTCTGGTTTAGATGATAACCACCTTCTAATCATTCAAGACGAGTCAGGCGCGGCTGGGAGTTTTACGATTACTATTGCTGCGGGGGTTGGTGATTTAATTAATGGCGCGGCCTCGGTCACAATAACCACTAACTATGGCAGGCGTACCCTGATAAAGTCCAGTTCTAGGAAGTGGTTTAGTCAATGAATACTAATTATTTAGTAAATGATAACTGGTACCCGGACTTTGAATCCGAGAGGCACACCGCGTTTCAGGCAACCTATATAGAAAAAGAAGTGGACGGAGTTAAATATCATAATATATCTGAGATTGAGGACGTTTCAGATCAATCAAGGATTGAGACATTGATTAAGGCTGAGTCAAAGTTTAGTCGGTTTAATTCATTTTATAGAAAATATGATCCGAGCCTCCCCAACAACACGTATATTCATACCGATGCAAGCATGGGTGATATTAATGCCGTGATATTTCTAAACGAAAAAAAAGAATGTTACGGAGGCATTGCCTTTTGGAGGCATCGTTTTACTGGGCTTTTGAAAGCTCCTAATGCCGAAGAAGCTAAACTCGCACATATGAGTGATTCCTGGATGACTGCTATAAACAATGACGGCTTAGACGAATCTCTTTGGGAAATGATTGATTATGTGCCCATGGAATCAAATCGGTGCGTCATATTCAATAGTTCAAGATTTCATTCGAGATGGCCGAAAGTAAGTAATGAGCCAGCGAGATTAATCAAAGCGCATTTTGGGGCTCTATGAATATAAAAACCACAATTAGATTATTTAGTTTTGAAAAGGATTATCCTGAGGTTTGCGAGTGGTGGCGTGGTAACGGTTGGGCTTACGTGCCTAAGCAATATCTCCCGGTGACTGGATTAATTGCGGAGCATGAGGGGCTTCGGCTTTGCGCGGTTTGGCTTTATACTAGTGGAACGGCTTTTGGTATGATGGAATGGATTGTAACCAATCCAAAGGCCCCCGTGAGGATGAGACATGCGGGGGTTGCCGATTGTGTTTCTGGAATCATAGGGATGTCTAAGAGCGCGGGAATTTCTGCAATTTGGATGTCTACTAAAAGCACTGGGCTTTGTAAGTCTTTAAAGAGGGCCGGGTTTAAGGTTTCGGACGAATCAATGACAAATTTGGTTTATAGCGGGGGTATTTAAATGGCAATAGCAACGTCTACAGCTTTAATTTTGGCAGGTTCGGCGGTTGTTGGCGCTGCTGGATCCATAGTTGGTGGGGAGATTCAAAGAGCCGGGGTTAGTAATGCTGCTGAGGCTCAATTAATAGCTAGTCGGGAAGCACTCGCCGC